TGACTGCTTTTCTACTATATCTTTAAGCTCTTTAATTGCTTCAATGTATAGTGAATGCAGAGCATCATATTCTACAGTTTTATACATAGTATCTTCATCACCAGTTTGTAGAGGTAACTTCTTCTCTCTAATTGCTTGAGGCAATACTTTCTCGACTTGTTGTGCTATTACGCCCGCACTTCTTTGCCCGTTATTCTTACGTGTAAACTCCACTCCATTAAGTTGTGAAACTTTCTCTAAAGCGTTACTTACAGTAGAAATACCAGTCTTTAGTCGTTCATCAGATATAGTAGTAGAGTACGCGATAACATCCCCGTCTGCGTGTATGTCACCATCTGCTTCAATTCTAACACGCTCTGCCCCATTTACAAAAAAGTTTGTAGATGAATTATTAGTCCAAGTAATATAATCTGTAGTATCTAATCCAATATGAGTTACGTCTCTTAAATCTGCCTCTACGGAAAAAGTTGTGCCTGTTAAATCTAACCCTGTGCCAGCAGTTAGAGATGCCCAGCTGAATGTACCGTCTGCATCAGAAGTTAAAATCTGCCCGGAAGTACCATTACCTGAAACACTTAGTTCAGAGGCCCCTACCGCGTTTGCTGCAATCTCAGAAGCGGTTACGGCATCTGCAGCTATTTCAGAAGAAGTAACTGCATTAGCTGCAATATCTGAGGCAGTCACTTCACCGGATAACACTGAAGCAAAACTAGACCCATTATATACTTTTAATATGTTATTTGTAGTATCGAAATAGAGCTGCCCAGCTACTAAAGATGAGGTTGGGGCTGTTGCGTAGCTATTGCTGCTTTTAATAGCAGATAGTGCGTTGTTAAGGTCCGAGCGTGTTGCAGGGAATGATTGGTTTGCTATGCTGTAGTCATGTGTTGCCATAATTTTAGTATCCTGTACTTGTCCAATTGAATGTTTTTTGCGTAGCAGTACTGCTACTATTATAAAAAGTGATGGTAAATCCTGTATTATTACTGCTACTTATAGTCCAATAATCTCCAGTATTTGCATCTTGTAAGGTCACACCTATCGTTGGAGCTGCCTTGAATGGGGAACTATATATAATTACTTCAGTGCCATTATTAGTACCAGAACTACTTGTTACTGCCGTAGCTCTCTTAACTGTGTCCGGCATATCTATAGTTATAGATAAAGCATCTACTTGTACGTTATGAGTAGTATTAGCACTAGTTAATTTCATTCTAAATTCCATACCTCTAGCATAGTAATCTCCTACTAACATAGTTGTCCAAGTACCCCATGTAGGGCTTGCTCCTGGGTCATCTGTAGTTATTCTTATCTCTACAGATGCATTAGCATCTGATATATCTGTACCATCAAACACTCCTGATTTAGAGTCAAATAACCCTGTTGCTATATCAAATAAATCATCTACAGATACTGCAGTACTAGAGTAAGATGCGGTAACTCGAGACGTATATATCGCCCCTAAATCAATAGACTGATCTGTGAAGTAGTAGTACCCTTCTGTAGGTATGTCCCCTTCTATCTTATAGTTAGCTCCATCAGTCTGTCCAAATATATTATCTGTTAATACTAAATTACCATAAGAATCAACAGAACCGCCCGTAGTTATAAGTGCCGTGTCTAGATTTCTAACAAGTCTATTACCATGAGTACTTGTTGTAAAAGTTACCCCTGTATTCCTAAGAACATTATTAGGGACTTCAATCCTGTATGCGTCTCCTTCAGTACCTGTAAATATATTACTATCTAAAGTTAGTCTAGTTGCGCTGGCTACTGCGGTTACAGTAGCTGTAGTGCTATCTGTAGTATTTCTAACTATCTTACCTACATATTCAGCGGTAAAAGAAGCATTATCATCCTCCAAATCGTTAGTAGTATGGGTGCTATCATCCATCAAGCCAGATCTACTGTCGAAGTTCCCAGAGGCTGAGTCGAACCAGTCTACTGCAATGTAGCCAGTACCCGTAGTATAATAAGCGTCATGTGTTCCCGTGCTAAGATTAGCCGAGGCTAACTCGATAGTATTATCACTAGAGTCGTAGAATATATTTGAAGTACTAGGATCGTTTATCCCTTTCCCTGCTACCCCGTTGCCAAAAGTAGGACTCTGTGTAGAAGTATATACTGCATTTAGATTTAGAATATCTGCTACATTTGATATAATATACCCTGCATTGATAGATTCATTGCCTGAAGAGTCTAGTGCTTTTATTAGGTATGATCCAGACATAAGAGGTACATAGAAATTATCTGTGTTACCTGCTACTGATTTAGTAATATCTGAAGATCCGGACCAAGTCACACCACTAGTTTTACTAGTATGNAAAAGATGTAACCGTAGCTGTAGTACTATCTGTAGTATTTCTAACAATTTTACCTACATATTCAGTAGTAAAAGTAGCATTATCGTCTTCTAAAGTATTAGTGGTATGTGCACTATCATCCAGGTTTCCTGATCTAGCGTCCCAATTACCTGAAGCTGAGTCTACCCAATCTACTGCAATATACCCACTTCCTGTAGCATAATAAGCATCATGCTTTCCTGTTGCTAGACTTGCGGAAGCTAATTCAATGGTGCTATCACTTGTATCAAAAAATATATTAACAGTATCGGAATCTTTAACACCTTTATCTGCTGTATCACTTCCGAATAATGTATGCTGTGTAGAAGTATACACTGCATTTAGGTTTAGAATATCTGCTACATTTGATATAATATACCCTGCATTGGCAGATTCATTGCCTGAAGAGTCTAGTGCTTTTATTAGGTATGATCCAGACATAAGAGGTACATAGAAATTATCTGTGTTACCTGCTACTGATTTAGTAATATCTGAAGATCCGGACCAGGTCACACCACTAGTTTTACTAGTATGTCTTATCCAATAATTACCACCATTTAGTACATCTAAATCAGTTACTGGAGTCCATGTCAAATAAGCTTTGGAACCTTGGGCAACCATATTAAAGTTAGTTACGTCTTCTGGAGCATATAATTTGCCATATATTTCAGCCTCTATACTGGCATAGGGGGAATATATCATTAGAAAATTCTCCTTGTCTTAACTCGAAACTCTAGTGTACCTGCTGGAGCATCATCTATTACTGTACTCTGCGCTGAAGTCTCACCAATAGAGGTCCAGTTTGTAATTGCCGGCGCCTTTCTTCTCCATTCAACATAGTATGAGGCAATATATGGATAAGTAGTTGAAGTACCTGCAGTTTTTGGGGCATCCCAAGAAAATTCTGCTCTATTTTTAACATTACCCATTGAATCAATATACAGTTCCTCGCTAATAGTTAAGTTAGATGGGGAAGGTATTGGATCACTAGGATTAGGTAGACTACTAGTGGATTTTGAAGAAAACGCAATATTTTCTTCGATGTACCCATATTTAGCTTCATGGTATTTTAATCCAGAAATCTCAACCAAATTAGGTCCAGACTCCCTAGTTATTAATACTCTAAAATCTTGGGCTTCCACTGACCCCATCTCCTCTAATATCCACATATACTCAGTAGTAGGAGTATTGGCAAATGCAGAGGTCACTACAATTTCTGTTACTGCCTCTGTAGTACCAATAGTGCTAACATCTTTTGTTTCCACCCACACATAAGGTTTCCATTCATTATCTACGTTTGCGTTTAAACAAGTCTCTTGAGTAGTCTCAGATTGTTTAACTCCAGACTGTATACAAGCCTCTTCTGTATTAATTATAGATAACTTATAAAGTTTACCCGCAGTAACAGAAGTAGGAGCATCTAATTTAATAGTAGTAGTTGTACTACCTGCCGCAGTTCTACCTCCATAACGAATACCAGCTTTATGTGAGTCGGCTACCTTAATAATGTCTCCGGGCCTAACTACTGCACCTTCCATACCTGTTGTAAAGGTTATAGTTTCAGTTTCATATCTTTCAGTATATAAAATCCACTTACCAACTCTACGAGCCTGACCTTGCGAAGTACAACCTACAGCAATTACATCTACAGAAAAAATCTGATTATTGGCGTTAACTATACCTGGAGCATCTTCTACATACTCAACATTCTTTCTATAAAAATCCTCTGGATTATTCCAAGTAACATGCGCAACGTTATGTCTCTGTTTCCTAGAAGTTCCTTCATAAGTAAATGTACCATCAATAACATTAGCATCCGAAAAATTCATAATTGGGTCTTTAGGTGCATCTTGTACAGCGCTAACTTGTCCTTGTTGCCAATATATCATACCTCGGAAAATTGAGGATATATCATTTAGTACTTTGAAAGCCTCTTCTCTTCCTTGTAAGTATAGATTACAAGCAAATCGTGCCTCTTTATTGCCCCAGCCGTCATCAACTCCAGTAAATTTTCCCGAATTGTCTACGGCATCACAGTACTTTCCAATTTCATATAAAGACCACTTATCCATCTGATTAGCAGACAGCCATTGACCTAGTCCGTACCTATCATCAGTACATAAATCATATAAAATCCAAGCAGGATTACAAGTCCATTCAACATCAAATGTACCGTTCCACGAGCCTGTGTACAAAGTATCTCCAGGCGAGGTACCTGTCCAAGTGCCTCCCGCTTGCGTACACCTATCCTGGCGCCTATAACCCGATAGGGAGCAATGCCCCACATCGTAAGGAGTATAGTTACTAGGAACTTTTATTTTTACTCCTTTTATTTCATACGCTCTGGTAGGTATAGAAGTAAACTGTCTAGCGTCTACTTGTGTAGCTATTATAGCGCTATTAGGATATCTTAATTTATTATCTATAATTTTAGCATAAGAACCAAAATATATTTCATTTTGAATTTTTGTAGAAGTAGCGTCATCGCTGGTTCTTTCTACTTTAATAGCTATAGTAGTGAATCCAGAGGACTTCCAAGCCGCTGGTATATCTAACCTATATGCTCTTTCATACTTTGCTGATGTCTTTCCTGTAAAAGAGTCTGTTTTTGCTGCGTACCAAGAACCATTATTATCTTTTTCTAACCAAATTTTGAAGGATACAGCAGATCCATGTAAGTCTCCATTATCATTATCTGCATCTAAAAGGGAAGGAGTATATAGTAAAACTTTTACAGCATCTACTGTAGTAGACGAAAATGTTTTAATTATAGCTCCAGGGGCGTCCTTAGTTACTAAAATCCCTACGCCAACTGAATTTTCTGTCCCTGCAAACCCCGGTATATAAGCCTGAGAGTTTGTACCTTCTCTAGTAGAATAGACTACGTCATCGAAATTGCTATTACCTGCAGAATCCTTTAATGGGGTTTCATTTAGATAAATAGACTTTTCAGCACTTAATAACCCTACTATTTCACCTTCGGACAGCAGATCAATAATTCTAGCTTTAGATTCTGAAAATAATGTATCGTCGTCTTCTTTAGGAGTACTACCAGCGCCACCGCCTTTACCACCACCAGCACCTCTAACCCAACCGTTATTACTCATGGTGTATAATCCTCTGGTGAAACCCCTGAACTGATAATAGTTCCCCCTATTAATAATTGCCCGTAACATACAGGGATAGCATAACCTTGCCTAGCTGTATTAGCTGCTCCATCGAACCCATAGTTTGTAGGCTTATCCGCAGTATCTGGAGTTTCTGGGGTTGGCGCTAACATAGCGGAGATCCCTCCTAGTATTAAGGATCCTGCGAACTTCATAGCCATAGAGCCCAGAGCTCCAGATATAGTTACTCCATGACTAATAGTACCGATTACCCCCAGATTTCCGGCTGCTAAAGTGCCTATCGAACTTGCCCCGATCATCCACATCCCACTAATAATAAGTGCACCCATAAGAATCATGCTTAGACCTTTACTTTTTGCTCCAAGTATTACAGGTATTATTTTAATTTCTTGACGACCTGAAGGATTTCCTAATTCAGAGTAGTCATTAATATAAGACTTTCCTACTATTACTTTATACCCAACACCTCGTTCTTCTGAAGAAGCTACGAATTGTCTGAATCCTATATTATTAACATCGAGGGCTCTGAAAGCTTCTCCAGGCGAGTTTACATCTAAGGACCAGTCCTTGCCATACTTTTCTGCTAATTCTCCGTAAAGTGTTACTTTCTTTAACATAATGATTTGTGCCTTAAATGGTGCGTGGTATGTTTTCTCCAGTATCCACCATAGATTTCTCTATTGGATAGTCTACCGTATACGTGATGTAAAATTCTATCGTTTCCAATAAAAATTGCGGCATGGTTTGGTACAGGTGAAACTAATTTTATTAAAAAGACATCATATTTTTTAATATCATTTTCATCAAGTATCTTAACAAAACCTTGTTCTTCATAGTTTTCTAAATATCGGTTCTCGCCTTTATCCCACCAGCCATCTTGACCACTGGAACATTCAAAATCGATATTTAGCTCTTTTTTGTAATAATCTCTAAGTAATGTACAACAATCTAAAATTCCATAACTAAATTGTCTGCCTACCAGGGGTGCTTCGTACCCAGAAGGCTCCCAACTGTGTAGTCTGTTACCTGGCCAACTTAAAATATGCCAAGGCTTATTAGAAGTTTCGCAAGCAACTCTATCTGCTTCGGAAGGCTCGCAACCTTCGTTAGGGTGAGAATGACAAATCCCTATGATAACTCCGGTATCCTCTGCATCCGCATAACTTACTGGATCTATTATAAAATACTCTTCCGCAGGTTCTGCTATATTTTTTGCGGAGAAGTACCTCTCTTTATTCCCCACCCCTATAATAAACCCACAGGCCTCTTTAGGGAACTCCTCTTCTACATGTTTTCTAAAATCATCTAAGGTTTTCTCATTCATCGTATCGAGCCCATATTAATACCGGCTCCTGGAAACCCTCCAAAAGGGCTCTCTGCAGGCTCGGGGAACCTCAGCTCACAAGAAGTAAAAGTTTTTGAACATACATCCTTAGTAGAATCTGCAACTACGTTATTATTAATATCCCAATAACTACTGCCCGAATACCCACACTCTACTCCTCTGTATACCCAAGGGCATGAGTTAGACACTACCGTTCTAGAAGGTAGCTTAACTCCATGTATATCATGTGCCGCAGTTAATTCAAACTGAATATGAGTCCTAGTTTCTACAGCTTTTCTATCTACAAACCAGATCTCATCTGGAAAATGTGCAGTATCATCTGCTATAGCGGAAGCGTACCATATACCTGGGCCAGTTGCCGCTTCACAAGTAGTCTGGTTGTACACTGTCCAAGTACCTACAGAACCGTTTTTATTAACATCTAAACAGTCTGATTTACTCAGACTTGGGTCAGATCCTGACTCTCCTGTACACACCCCCGAGGTTGGGTAACCATTAGTATAACAATAAGAGTCTAAATACTTTGCGAAAGTTTTCTTTCTTATAACCCTTGCACCAACTAAATCCTCGTAACTATTAATAACGCTTGATAAAATAGAAGTAATATTAGCTACAGTAACTGTA